CCTCCAGACTGTCCCATGCTTCCTTGTTGCCCACCAGAGGGCTGAGCTTGCTGGCTTGCTTCTTGTTGAGCATTTTGTTGTAAACCTTTCAATATTTCTGCGAACACTTGTGCTTCAGCTACATCATTAACTAAACTGTCAGGATCAATGTCTTGAGATATTGCAAGCTCTCTCATTAAGTTTGGTATCTTAACAAAGGGTGCAAGTGTAGGGTTAATTGCTGTCTGTAGCAACGTTGTTAATCTTTGACTTCTTACTTCTTTTTGCATAACTGCAGCTGTTCCACGAGGTTTAATTTCAAGATCACCTTCTATATCGGGTGCTTCATCATTAAATTGCATGTTCCATTGAAAGTACGCTTCTCCAAGTGGTTTAAGTAGATAGTCATCTATATTTTTTATAACAGTCTTAAGGGACAAACTAGCACTTCCTAATAGCATAGATAACCCTGACGCAGTACGACCTGTGCCTGTTACCCCTGTTTGTCCGTGCATGATAGACGGTATACCTGTTTCCTCATCCGCAAGTTGCCTTGATATTTGATACATCTGTATATTTTCGTTTGCTGTACTTGGAAACTTAAGACCATTAATAGCAGTTCCTGTTACACCAGACTGTCTTCTAAATATCTTACCGGGAAAGATGTCCATATTTTGTCCGGGAACTAAACTAGCTTCGTCTACGTCAAACACAAGATTACCTGCAAGTGCTAAGTTGTCAATAGCCATTCTTACGTGACCATTCATAAGCATCTGTGCATCTTCCATATTCTCTGCTACGCCTACACCCCACACTTGGTATGGGTGTACTTCGTATGGAATAACTTGGTAAGGTATTCTGGCAGGAGTAAATGGGTTAAGAACACACCTAAGAACATTGTTACCACATATCCACGCATTAATCTGAACTTGATCTAGCTCTGTCATGTTATCGGGGACATCTAATCCTACTTCTCTTGCAAACTTTGCGTCAAGAACTCCCCAATATTCTAAAACCTCATACCTGTTATCTACGTAAGCTGGTTCAGTATCTTCATCTCTAATTGTATTTTCATAATACTTCTCTTCGTAGTTTGAACCTTTTGCAAGGCACTCTTCTATGGCTTCCCTGTAAAAAAATGGAAGACTTATTAAGCTGCGAAGTTGTTGTCTGTTCATACGATGTCTTTGTATAACATACTCAGCATCTTCTATGTTTGTAGCTGATGGGTCAGGATGAAAATCCCAAATAGACACAGATTCTATGCGAGGTACTAACTTTTCGTAAGGAACATATTTTCTACCTTCTTCTCCTCTTTCCCACTTGTGAACTCTTTTATTAAAATTCAAAGGTCCTTTTATAACTCCTGTGCCTAATAGGCAGGCTTCAAATATAGCATCACGAAGTACATTTACTGCATTTGTATCCATCAGTTGATCATGTATATGCTTTTCTAAATTAAGAGCCGCCTTTTGGGCAGGACTAATTTGAGGTTCTCCTGCGAGAGAAGGTCCGGGAGATAAAGGCGATCCTGCATATCTTTTATCAAGACCCCCTAGAAAATCTAAACCTTCTGACGCTTGTGTAGCTCCGGGAGGTAATTCTCTACCGTCTCCTTTAAAACCATACGGGTCAGACACTACTTGATCTAATTGGGTTGTCAAATGAGCAAATTCTGCAATACCTTCTGGTACAGGAGTAGGCTCAACAACAAGAGGAAACTTTTTGTTAGAAAACAATATATCAATTATCTGACCATACGCAGCAAGAACTTTAGTCTTTGTTATCTTAATAAAGACTTTTGATCTTTCTGAGTCACGGTATTGAGTAGTTGAATCGTAGACACCACGAAAGTTTTTAAAAGCTTGTAGCCATCTAGCTTCAAACCCTTGTCTTCCGTTTTCAGAGTCTTGAAATTTAGAACGGATATGCCCACATAGTCCGGGCATTTGTTCCATAGGGTCATTTACAGGTATCTGCGTTTCATCTGCAGGTTGTAGAAAATTATCAGACATGTATAGTCCTTACTTAGAAGTAGTTTTTTTCGTCAGCCATTTTAAACAAAGAAGCTTCTACTGTCGGCTTAGATTGTTTCTTTGGAGTCATAGCGTTTAGTTCAGTTATTTGACTATTAGATGTATCAAAGTCTTTACCTTCACGAGTCAATGGTGCATCTGGTGCGTTGTAAGATGTTTTATCAGCGTTCATTATGTATGAAGGCCCGTAGTTGTAGTTATTGTCTGGCATTTTATGTTGCTCCTAAAAAGCTGTTAGATTTTAATTGTCGTTCTGTTTCGTCACGTAGTTGAGAACGGTTTGGTCGGGTTACAAATCCCGGTGTTATATCTGGTTTTCCTCCAGATAATACGCTAGACAAGTTAGGTCCTGCTGTATCTCGTCTTTTAGTTTCTAGTCTTCTTGCTTTTAATGGTATGTCGGACTTAGGCAAAGATGATTTATCGTACATCATTCCTGTATCATCAGGCAACCTTCTGTCCCCCCTATATATAGGTTTATCTGTCATACTAGGATCAGTAAAATATTTTTGCTCTACTTGCATTTTAGCTGCTCTTTCTACTTCCCCCATATTTGTATCGGATGTTGGTAGCACCGCCGCAGTTGCGGCAAAAGGACTTGCTCTACCTATAGCAGTTTTTGCAAGATTAGGTGCAACTCTTCCTAGCACTGCACCAAAACTACCTTCTACTGCTTCTTCAGTAATTATGTCTTGTACAAGATCGGAAGCCCCTGCTGGACTTACAAAAAATATCCCTGCACCTGTTAGCATTGCTATTTTTGCTGGAGTAAACTTTTTCCCAGTTTCGGGGTCAACGGTATCTGGTGAAACAGCAATTTTTTGACTGTCATCAAAGTCTTTAGCATATTGACTAGTTGTTTCAGAATCAGGGGCATCATCTATTATATCATTTAAAAGTTCAGAACCTAATGACGCAGACTTCATTTTCTTTTCTTGTTTAACTCGATCTCTTAAATATATGTCTGCCTGCTCTATTGCTAACCTAGCTTCGGCAACTGCTGGAGCATTTTTTCCTGCTTCTATTGTTGCCTTTTGTTCTTCTACGAGGTCTTGTGCTGATTTAAGGCTACTTGCTTGTGCTTCTGCATTTTTAGACGCAATGATTGCTACATCATTTGCTTCTTGTATTTCTTTAGCTACTTTAATTTCTGCTTCCGTAGTTGGCATAATAACAGGCTTTGTGTCTGCACTAAAACTTTCTTTCTTAGGGTACACAACTTTAACATTAGTCGGCAACTCTAACTTTAACAATGTACCTAACTTAAGTGATGTATCCACTTCTGCAACTTCAGCAAGCAAAGATTCAAACCCAAATAAAGCAGCCTTTCTTGAGTCTATATTTTTATCTTTTAATTTAACGTAGTGGTTTTGCATTACCTTATCAAATGACTCATCGACTTGGCTGGCACTTGTATGACCTATAATCTCTGATGCTAAGCCTGCTTCGCCAAATTCATTTGCGATTACGGCAGCAATAACTCTTCTCATATCTGTATAATCTGAAAGATTTCTTCCCATCTTATCTATATCAGATTGTTTTATTTTACTAAACACATGTTCTTTTAGGGCATCAGATATATCACTAGTAGCTATACCATCAAAAATAGCAGAGGTGTTAGCTTCTATAGCTTCAGCATGTGCCTTAGTTAAAATTTGTTGAAAGACAGGTCCGGGAGTAGCATCAGGTGGTAACCCCTTTTTACCTCTACCCCTTAAGTTTCTAGGAGCTACAATTGTTCCTTTATCAACATCGTAGTAAGGTCTAGTAATTGACCCCGATGTTTTACCTGTGGCTTCATTCCTATCAACTCTTATGTTTACAAGGTCTTCTCCTCTATAACCTAACAAAGATAAAATACTTGCGTATCGTAATTTTAAATCTGGTATGTCACCAATACCACTGAGCATAGCTTTAAGAACAGATTTAGTAGGTATGTCTCCTTCAGGAATTTTACTTCCTGTAATTTTAGCTGTACCTCTTTGGGAACTTCCTATATTTTGCACACCAGTTTCTAAAGGTGCAATTGCAGCAACTCTTATTTTATTTTTATCAGTACCTAATTCTTTTAACCTATCATTAACCTCATCAAAGTTAATGTCTAGAAAGTTTTGATTATCATACTCTGTTAAATTCTTTTTTAAACTGTTTTTTATTTTGGTAGCATTACCTAAGACAGTTTTAATACCCTTTGCACCCTTTTTAAACTTTGTGCTAAATTCGGGCTTAAATACTTTTTTATAAAAATCAAGAGTGTCTTGAGTTACGTACCCCTCTTTTACTGCGTCAGGATTTTCAAGTATAGGTATCTCTGGTACACCGTTATCCATCATATTTGCAATAATAGAATCTTTAATAGTGTGATTTTTACTTAGTATACTACTGCGTATTTCTTTCTCACTAGGTATAATTCCGTCAGGAAACATTAAAGCTCTAAACTCGTCAAAAGCTTTTATGTCGTTTAAAACTTCTCCTGCTGGTTTTTTTATTGCCATTTACTTAGTATCCAAATGTTTCATTTTGTACTTGATAGACTTGAGCCTTGATGCCATTAAGCGTTTGATGAATCGAAGCATAACCTGTCATCCTTGTCATTAGCATGTACCTCAACGCATCGTAGGCGTGATCTTCAGCCTTTGTGTCTACGTCTTCGCTATTAGTCTTGGAAAGAGGAATTGCTGCCAACTGCTTGACAGTGTTGCTACAAGTCGAAAACACTCGTAGTCT